TAATGAAGTCAAGTAAAGACTTCATGATTGCAAATACAAATACGAATGCAGCAAATACTGTAGACTTGTCTGTGTCAAATTTCTTCAGACATACATTGACTGCTAGTGTTCAATTTACCTTTACAAATGCTCCAAGTTCTGGCACTGGTCAAATGTTCTCACTCTTGTTGATTCAAGATGGAGTTGGTGGACGCAACCCAACATTTGCGAATACAATTTACTGGGCGGGTGGATCACAGCCTCCAGCTACAACAGCAGCAAATGCTCGTGACATGTGGACTTTCATAACATATGATGCAGGTGCAACATATTGGGGCACATTGACTATGAAGGACGCACGCTAAATAGTATAGATTATTTTATCAGTGAGTTTGTTATGAAAGTACATGTCTTGGTCAATCCACGCAATCCAACAGGGTTGATGAACCGTGTAGATCCATTTGCGGTTCATGGCTACAAGTATATCAAACATTTGTCTCCGCATTTCGATATGGTGCACTATGGCGTTCCTGGTGCACAAGTTGATTGTGAGCATGTGGATATTCCAACAAATCCAACAGAGATACAACGCTTCAACGAACTTGCTGGCGAAGAAATTCGCAAACGTGCAAGCGATGGTGATATTATTGCGTGTTTCTTTGGCGTAGACAACAAACTTGCTTGCGATATGAATCCAACATGCAAGGTTGTTGAACCTTCGATTGGGTATCGAGCAAATGGAATTTTTGCACCATATCGCGTCTTTACATCATATGCAAATATGCACATGTTCTATGGCGAGCGCGGAATGCTCATGAGTCCATCTTGGTTTGATGACGTCATTGGTAATCCTTTTACAGTTAGCGAGTTTGAATACTGCGAAAAAAAAGAAGATTATTTCCTATACTTTGGTCGAGTGTGCGAAGAAAAGGGCGTTCATCTTGCAATTCAAGCAACAGAAAGATTAAACAAAAAACTAATCATTGCTGGTCCTGGATCACTTGCATCTCTCGGATACACTAAAGTTCCTGATCATGTTGAGGTGTTTGGTGTTGCAAATGCTGAACAGCGAAAACAATTGATGAAAAAAGCAAAAGGATTAATCGGACTCACTTACTATGTTGAGCCATTTGGTAACATGATCATTGAGGCTAATTTGTCTGGCACCCCAGTAATTACAACCGATTGGGGTGCATTCCCAGAAATTGTTGAAGAAGGACAAACTGGTTATCGAGTTCGAGATTTTAAATCATTATTGACTGCAATTGAAAATATAGATAAAATATCTCCATTTGATTGTAGAGAATGGGGTTTAAATTTCTCAGATGAAGAGATTCACAACAAACACAAAAACTATTTGAACAAAGTTATTATGAACGATTTCTATGCGTAATCTATTTGTAGTCGGTTCATCTATTCAACCAAGAGAAGGGCGTTTTACATACAGCCCAACTCGTTCTACATTTGCAGCTGACGAAAGATTTCGTCAAACAATCTTTACAATCAATTCAATTACTGCAGCATTCCCAGAAGCCAAGATTGTAATTGTTGATTCGTCTAACGATTATATGGAGTACATACAAACATTCTGGCATATGAAGAATGTGGACTTTGTTCCATTAAAAGAGTTATGCGAAGATGCATTTGAAATTGTAAATACTCATCCCAATAAAAGTCTTTGTGAATCATTGTTATTAAATACATATTTCAAGATTCACAAACCAATTATTAAAGAATACGATTTTGTATTCAAGGCAACTGGTCGATATTTCTATTTTGATTTTAATGATAAGTTGTTAACGCAAGAAAATAAAGATAAAATATTCTTTAAAAAGCCATTGAACTTTGAGTGGAACGACGCTTGGCGATACAGTTTTGTTGATCGAAGACAGCAGCAAAATAATAATAGACTGCATCAGTACTGTACGGTGCTATATGGATTCGGCTCGGATCATTTAGAGAAGTTTATAGATATAAATGAAGCAACGATTCATCTACTAAAACAACCAGCAATGAATCATTATGATATTGAAACATTATCATATTATTTTACAAGAGCATTTGAAGATAAGATCATTGAAGTAGATTGGAAGGTTTCTGGATGGGACGGAACTTCTGGTCGATTTATGTACTATTGAGGATATAATCATGAAAGTAAAGACGATTATCATCGACGATTTCTATAGTAATCCAGATACAGTTAGAGAATTTGCACTATCGCAAAAATTCGAAGTCTCAGGCAACTACCCTGGACTGAGAACAGTGCCATTTTTAACAGAAGATACAAAAACAATTATTGGAAATATTATAGAATATGCTGGAGGAAAGGTCACTCATTGGTTTGAAGACTCTGGATACACTGGAGCATTTCAAATTTGCACAGCTCAGGATCGCACCTGGATTCATGCAGATCAATTCAATACATGGGCTGGTGTTTGTTATCTCACTCCCGATGCTCCGCTTTCTTCTGGAACTGCACTTTATCGCCATAAAGCCACTGGTCAATATGAACGCTCGGATAAAGATTACGAAGGCTATGACTACACCAAATGGGAAATGACTGATTATATCGCAAACAAGTACAATCGCCTCGTTCTATATCGCGGAAATATGTTTCATGCTTCGCTCGATTATTTCGGAAGTACGTTGCATAGCGGTCGCTTATTCCAGACATTCTTCTTTAATACTGAATACTGATGAAAATTCTTCATGTAATATTTTCGTGTAATCGTCTTCAGTATTTGACGAAAACGCTCGAGTCTTTACATCTATTAGACTATTGCGGGCATCAAGTCGATCGCCTTATAATCGACGACTATCCAAGAACTCGAAATGATTATATTTTCGATCTGCTCGGAAAGACTCATCAATTTAATACCTTTTTGCATAAAGAAAACATGGGGCTTTCGGTCACGTGGTCCGAGTTTTTCGATTATCTCAAGACAGTAGATTATGACTATATCATACATCAAGAAGACGATGTCATTCTAAAAGAACCTATTCGTCTAGATGATATGATCGAAATTTTAGAATCTGATCCTAAAATGGCTTCTGTTGTACTGCAAAGACAAGAATGGTACTTTCACGAACATCCCCCAAAGATTGAAGAATCAGATACGCCAATCAAGCAATACTATTACGCTAAGAATACAAAACAGTTTCCGATTATCTTTTCGTTCTATCGTCGAAGTATTATCAATTATCCTTTTCGAGAATACTGGGGATTTACGATTAACGAAGGTATGATTATGGTGTACTTGGCTCATTTCGAGCAGATGTATTCAGCGATTTTAAAAAATTCAGAAGGGAAAAATATTATAGAACACATCGGCGAAGAGTCAACAGGTCGTCGAATTCTTCCTGGAGAGCCAAATTGGGAGCAATTTGCGCATATGCATCCTGATAAAGTCTATAGTTCTAGAGACGGGAGACTTATTGCATAAACTAAATATACAATAATTAGCGAGGTTCTCCATGGCGCATCCCTCATCTCGTACCGAACTCAAGGATTATTGTCTTAGAAAACTCGGTTTTCCAGTAATTGATATCAATGTCGATGAAGATCAGCTCGAAGATCGCATCGATGATGCTCTTTACATGTATCGCACGTATCACTATGACGGAACTGAGCGTTGCTATCTAGCGCATCAGGTAACTGCAGGTGACATCTCAAACACCTATATTACTCTTGCTGATTCTATCGTCGGCATATCCCAAGTATTTCCATTCACAGGTTCAATCCAGTCATCAACATCTTCGACTGGATTTAACATGTTCGATATTAGCGATGCTTGATATGATCGTAACGGGACTTCCTCCATTTACTTTCAATAAACAAGTTCATCAACTGAAAGTGTTTATGGATTGGAACAAGTATAAAGATAATGCATATATTGCATTTGAGTGTCATCGAATCGTAGACCCTCAAGTTCATTCTGGAGTGTATGGAGATCTTTGGGTTCGTGACTATACAGCTGCACTCTTTAAGCAGCAATGGGGAACGAATCTGAAGAAGTATGGTAACTATACGCTTCCTGGTGGACTCGTCATCAATGCTCAGCAAATTTACGATGAAGCCACAACAGAAGTTGCAATGCTCGAAGAAAAACTTCGTGATACCTATGAAGAACCAACTGCCTTTATCGTAGGATAAAATGCCAACCAGCGTATACTTTAACAATCAAAAAGCATCAGTTGAACAACAGCTGATTGAAGACTTGATTATCGAATCAATTCGAAATCACGGAATCGATGTTTATTATCTTCCGCGAGAGTCTCGCTCATCGACAGATGAACTATTTGGCGATGATCCAGTGAAGTGCTATCGTAGTGCAATTAAAGTTGACATGTACATGGAATCTTTTCAAGACTTCGAAGGCAATTCTGAGTTCTTCAGTAAGTTTGGTTTAGAAATACAAAAGGTTGCGCGCATGGCTGTTGCTCGTCGAACATTTGAAAGACTTGTAACACGACAATATCCAATAACACATAATCTACCAAAAGAAGGTGATTTAGTTTATCTCCCAACTCAAAAGAAAATAATGGAAATCAAAGGCGTAGAAGAAGAAAAGAACTTCTTCCAAGCAGGTAAGATTGCGCCATATATGTTTGGGTTGACAATGGAAGCGTTTAAGTATAATGGCGAGTTGTTTGAAACAGGCGTCAGTGAAATTGATAATATTTCAGATATACAAGCGATGATTCTAGAGTATACGCTCGACTCTGGCGGTTCTGGAACATTTGTTGATCAAGAATGGGTTTATCAGGGCGCATCGTTTGCAACAGCGACTGCAAAGGGGCTGATTGCAAATTGGAATAAGCCAGAACGTAAACTTAAACTCAAAAATATCTTTGGTGTTTTTGCCGATGGTATACAGATAAAGGGTAAATCAAGTGGTGCAATTTGGACTGTGACAGCAGAAGCAGATCCGATCAAAGATGCAGTTGGTAACAAACTTGATGACAACTTTATTATTGAACAAGAAGCAGACAATATTCTTGACTTTAGTGAAAGCAATCCATTTGGTGAACCATAATGTTATCAAATGTGCATTTCTATCATCGAATCACTCGCAAAATGGTTGTTGCATTTGGAACAATGTTCAACAATATCACATTAAAAAGATACAACAAAGCAGGAACACAAGAGATAGAAAGAATTAATGTGCCGTTAATGTATGCTCAAAAAGAGAAATTCTTTGAGCGTATCACTCAAGATCCAAACTTGGCAAATGAAACAATGATGACGTTGCCAAGAATGAGTTTTGAGATGACAGCTATAACCTATGATCCACTTCGAAAAAGAAGTAACTTCGTAAATAGTTTTGCAGTTGGTGATGATAATACTAAAGTAAAAAATGTTGTTGCGTCACCATATAACTTTGACTTCACACTCTCCATATATGTTCGAAATGTTGAAGACGGCACTCAGATTGTTGAGCAAATTCTTCCTTACTTTTCACCTGATTATACTATGACTCTCAATTTAGTTGATATTCCATCAGAAAAAGTTGATGTTCCATTTGTACTTAATTCAGTATCACAAGATCTAGAAAATGTTGGTGTAAGTTCTGACAATGTTCGTATAATTATTTGGACGTTAACATTTACTGCAAAAGGATACATGTACGGCGCAACAACTGAGTCTAAGATCATTCGCAAATCAACAGCTAATACATATGACACAACATATAACACAACAGCGCAAAAAGAAATTGTGTTTAGCACTGGAAGTGGAGTATTTAAAATTGGAGAATTGGTCTATGAGGGTAGAACTTTAAGTGAAGCCAATTCAACTGCATTTGTGCGCTCATGGAATCAAACAACAAATACGATGATTGTTGCAGATACAAATGGAGTTCTTCTAACTGGCAGATATATAACAGGCGCAGTATCAAATGCATCGTGGAATATACAAAGTTTTACAACACCAAATTATCAGCTCACAAGGCAGGTAATATATCCAGACCCAATGAATGCGAATGCAGACAGCGCATTTGGATTTACAGAAGTATTGCAAGAAACACCATACTTCTTTGATGATAGAGTTGACTCTACTCTCATTAGAGTTGATACTGGTTCTAAGACAGCTGACGATAATTTTTAAGAGAATAAGAAATGACACAACAAGTAATCGATATTGGATCGGCACCAAATGATGGTACTGGCGATACAATTCGTGAAGCATTTGATAAAGTAAATGATAACTTCACTGAACTGTATGCTGGCGCTGGAGCTGATAGTGGTCCACAAGGTCCACAAGGTCCACAAGGCGCAGCAGGTTCTGCAGGTCCACAAGGTCCTCAAGGTCCTGCGGGTTCAAACGGTGACACTGGACCGCAAGGTCCGCAAGGTCCACAAGGTGCGCAGGGTGTAGCAGGTCCACAAGGTCCTGTTGGTCCAGTTGGTCCTGCAGGATCTTTTGGTGGCATTACAGTTGATTATACATTCGACTCAAATACAGGCAACACTGATCCAGGCACTGGTCGTTTAAAGTTTAATAATAACAACTTAACTCTTGCTACTCAACTTTACATTGACGAAGCTGATGATTCTGCAGTTGACATTACTAATCTATTAACAACAATTGATGATTCAACGTCAACAATTAAAGGTCACTTCAAAGTAAGTTTAAAGGCAAACGTAGAAGCCTTTGCATTGTTTACAATTTCATCTGCATCTCATCCTGGCATTTATTCAATCGTAAATTGCTCATATGTTTCTGGTGGTGTAACATCATTCAATAACAATGATGATGTTTTAATTACTTTTGCAAGAACTGGCGATCTTGGTGATACAGGTCCGCAAGGACCAACTGGTCCAACTGGTCCATCAGGTCCATCTGGTCCACAAGGCGAAGCATCAAATGTTGCTGGTCCACAGGGTCCACAAGGACCAGCAGGATCGAATGGCAACACAGGTCCACAGGGTCCACAAGGACCTGCTGGCGTTAATGGTAATGCTGGTCCGCAAGGTCCACAAGGTGTAACTGGTGATGTTGGTCCACAAGGACCACAAGGACCATCTGGTGTCAATGGTGATGTTGGTCCGCAAGGTCCACAAGGTGCGACTGGTAATACAGGTCCACAAGGACCACAAGGACCATCTGGTGTTGCTGGTCCAACTGGACCAACTCTTGCTGGTGTTGTAGTTTATGACGGTGGTGAACCAGATACAGATTTTAGCGTAGGACTAAATATTAATTGCGGAGGCGTTTCCTAACATGGCATATATTCAACTTCAATTTCGTCGCGGTACTGCATCACAGTGGTCAACTGCGAACTCAGTTCTTGCGCTAGGCGAGCTCGGTCTTGAAACTGACACAAGTCAATTCAAAGTCGGCGATGGCACAACAGCATGGAACATATTACCATATGGCGGTCTTGTTGGTCCATCTGGTCCAGAAGGTCCTCAAGGTCCACAAGGCGTAGTTGGTCCGCAAGGTCCTGAAGGTCCGCAAGGTCCTGAAGGTCCTCAAGGTCCATCTGGCGTATCAAATGTTCCAGGTCCACAAGGTCCACAAGGTCCACAAGGACCAGAAGGTCCTCAAGGTGTTATCGGTCCGCAAGGTCCTCAAGGCGATGTTGGTCCACAAGGTCCTCAAGGTCCACAAGGACCAGAAGGTCCACAAGGTGTATTTGGTCCTCAAGGTCCACAAGGACCAGAAGGTCCACAAGGTCCACAAGGTGTCGTTGGTCCACAAGGTCCAGAAGGTCCACAAGGACCAGAAGGTCCACAAGGTCCACAAGGTGTCGTTGGTCCACAGGGTCCACAAGGACCGCAAGGTCCTGAAGGTCCAACTGGCGCACAAGGCGGCTTTGGTGGTGCAACGTTTGAGTATAATTTCCAAACAAATACCACAGATAGCGATCCAGGCAATAGTTCATTAAAACTTAATGACAGTTCAGTAACTCTTGCTACTAAACTTTGGATTGACTATGTTGATCAAAGCGGCACAGACATTCAAAATTTCCTTGCAACAATTGATGATTCAACATCATTGATCAAAGGTCACTTCCGCGTAACAAATAAAGCAAACTCTGCTGACTTTGCTATGTTCACAATCAGTAATTTAACTGACAAAACTTCATACTTTGAAGTTGATTGTGCTTTTGTTTCTGGTAGTGCTGCATCATTTAGTAATGGTGAAGATATTCTCAT